CCAACTGAAGTATTATCTGATCCTGTTGTGTTTAGCTTCAAAGCTTCCATACCAACCGCAGTGTTATTTGCACCCGAAGTATTTGTAGTTAAAGCAGTTTTACCTATTGCAGTATTTTCTCCACCACTTACAGAATCATCTAAAGCACTTTCTCCAAGAACAGTGTTACCTGCAACAGAGTTTGCACCTTTACCTACGCTTACGCTATTAAATATTACGTCTCCACTATGACCAGCTTCCTTCATTAAAGGTGTACCGCCAGCAGTACTTCCGTCATGAACGACAAGTACTTTCTTTGTTGTGTCTACGGTGACTTCTTTTGCTACACCTGTAAACGAGTTATGTTCGGTGGTTGTTCCACCTCTAAGTTGTAATTGATCCGGCATTTAAATTCCTCCTAAGTTGTAAGTTGCTGATCCTTGTGCGAGTGATATTCGATTTGTTGGTATTGCTTCGTTTGCAAATGCTGCTCCTGTTACTGCAAGTCCACCTAAATCAATAGAGTTAGACCCTGCTGAAGCTGTATATAAAGCGTTAAAAGCTGCTGTTGCTTGTTTAGCAAAATCAATTGCAGTATCTACAATGTTGGTAAATACGCTTCCGTTGTATATCTGTAGTTGTTTATTACCAGTATTAAAATACAAATCTCCTTCAGTCACGGCATTGCCTAAAGCATCCTGAGTTGGAGCTGAAGCTGCTGTTCCTAGATAAAGAGATAAGAAATTATTTAAATATGTTGAAGCGTTATTAACATTGGTGATATTTGTAGCAACAGTATTAACGTTTGATATTGAGCCAGCAGTTGTATTTACATTTGCTATAGAACCGGCTGTAGTATTTACATTTCCAATACTTCCAGCAACTAATCCTATATCTGTTCCGTCATTAGCAACTGTTGTTACATTGCTACTTATCCCGGCTACAGTTGTTACGTTTCCGCTTATACCAGCAACTGTACTGACATTGCTGTTATTACCAGCAACTGTATTGACGTTACTAATATTTCCGGCAACTGTATTTACATTACTAATAGAACCAGCAGTGGTATTAACGTTTGCAATACTGCCTGAGACATTACCTATATCTGTACCATCATTTGCAACAGTAGTCACATCAGATGAGATACCAGCAACTGTGGTTACATTGCCACTTATACCAGCAACTGTATTGATGTTTGAAGCATTGCTTACAGCAGAGTTAATGTTGCTTGCATTACTAACAGCAGAGTTGATATTAGTAGCGTTACTTACAGCAGAGTTAATGTTAGTAGCATTACCAGCTACAGCATTAACATTACTAATCGCTCCAGCAACTGTATTCACACCAGATATACTTCCAGCAACTGTTGTTACCTCTGTTGCTTTAGGTACTAATCTGTGGAATGTATAAGTATTTAAAGTAGAAGTAGTTTCTACAATTAATCCAAATGTTGCAGCATAAGTTGTACTATTTGCTGCTCCTGTAATAGTTACTGTTGAGTTGCCTACAGTTCCATTACTAATAGATATTTGACCAGAACCATTAGAAGTTAAATTCTGAGATAAAGCTTGAATGCTGACTAAAGTACCAGCACCATTATTTACATCAGGGTTTGTATTAGGAAAATTTAATTCATTAGTTATTGGAACAAATCCACCAACGTCATCAACTAGATCTACAATCCTTGCATCAATAGCAGCCGAAGTAGCTACGTATGAGTCGGAAGAGTTCCAGCTAACACCACTGGCAATAGTCTCCGAAGAGTTTTGCCGTAGGAAGTTGGCTTCCGCTTCAGTTTCTGTAAAGTACCTACCGTCTAATGCACCGTTTAGTAATTCGGTTTCTGTGTAATATCTACCGTCTAGTTGACCAGCATTAAGTTCAGTTTCCGTATAGTATCTATTGTCTAAAGTTCCAGTTGCAATGTCACCATCAACAATTGTTCCATTAACTATATTTTCAGATTGTATACAGTTAATAGCTAAGTCTGCATGAGCTATAGCTCCATTAACTATATTTTCAGATTGTATACAGTTGTTAGCTAAGTCTTCGTGTTGTATAGTTCCATTAACAATGTTGGTACTTGCTACTGTTATGTCGGTTGGTAAAGCACCTGAACCTAACTTTGTTAAAGCTACGGAATCGTTTAATAACTTAGAACCTTGTATATTTGCACTTGCATTTATATCACCGTCAACAATAGTAAAATCTGCAATTTTGGCTGATGTTACTATTGAATCTTTAAGATCTGTTTCCCTTACAAGCTGTCCTACGCTTTCTTGAGTTGAATATAAAACCTGTGTTTGGTTATCATTTAAGTCAACTGCACGTATAGAAGAACCGGCAGCAAATACAGCTGC